ATTTCTTCTTCTCCAATCCCCTCTTTTAATGTTCTTGAAAGGAATGATGTTCCCTCATTACATATTACTCTATATTTTTTCATAGTTCTCCTGAATATCATATTGTTCTCTTATACTATCATTTAAGATACCACAATCATCACAATATTTATCTCCTGTTTCTTGATCTACATCATAAGTTGGTGTATCTTCTAAATATACTTGTTTAGAGCATATTGTACAATTTTCCATACTATCTCCTGTTATTGTTACTATAAGAATAGTATATCATATTGATTATATGCTTGTCAATACCAATCTGATTTAATCTTCCATAGCTTTACTAATAGATCATCTTTAAATACTTGATGTTTATCATCAAATGCTAATCTTTTTAATACGCTATGTATACTATCTATTCCTCTCCCCACGCTTAGATATTTATGTTGAATATTATCGTAGACTTGTTCCAATACTGCGATTTCATTCTTCAATTTATCTATTTCTCTTGTAAGTTTGAATTTATCATTCTGTAACTTTTCAACTAAATGATCAGATAATCCTTTCTTCTTCTGTATATCTTCAAAGAAAGAAGTCATCATCAATGCTTGTTGAGATTTACTTTTCCCCTCTGCTGTCCATTTGAGGTTTACTTCCTCATTATCTTTTTCAAGATCATCAAATCTGTCATAGATATCTTCTATTAAAGTGGTTAAACTTTTAGTGTTTATCTCTATGTCTTTTATCATGTTTCTCCTGTTATTGTTCTGATAATTACATTATAGCATATTTAATAATGCTCTGTCAATAGTTCATCTGATAATTCCATTCTCACAATTTCTTCATCAGATAAACCATTAGTTATTTCTATATCATAATATTCTGTACCATCATGATTTGAACTTGCTACTTTATATTTCATCTTCCCCACTTTTTCCATTCGGTAAGTAAAATCAGCATCTTTTGGTACTAATTCTTTTACGATATCCATAGGATTAAGTAAGTAGAATTTTTTACTACCTGTTAATTTTGCCCATGTAAGATCTTTACCTTTTACATTTACTACTTTATTAAGATGTTGTGTAAATTCCTCTTTTATCAAATGTGTAAAATCTTCATATTCATCATAATCTGCATATGGTGATAAATTAGCAATTAAGTTATTCATGTGTTCTCCTGTTATAGTTTCTATAAACATTCTAGCATATTAGAAATAGCCATGTCAAGCCATATATGGAAAATGTTTTTCTAGTAAAGCCCTTAGATCTTTTTCAAGTGGTTTATAGATATCTACATATGATAATTTATGTATGATCTCTTTATATTCCTCTATGAAATCTTCTACTCTCTTTATGTTTTCAGCATTGGTTTCTTTCAATACTTTAAACTCTAGATTTTTTAGATCTACTTCTTTCTTCTCCCACTTCTCCATTATCTTATTACCTCAATATCAATATCGTCATAATGTGATAAAAAATGACTATCAATAAAAATAGCGTTGCCATTAAGATCCCTGACCTCATGACCATTTGAGTTATATAAAATACTACCTACTCTGTACTTGTGTTCTCCAAGCATATCATTGATGTAGTTTCTATTCTCTCTAAACTTAACCATGACTTCATGATCGCTATAATCAACTGTTCTAGTACCTTTCTTAGAATGTTCTAAGATCTCTCCACTTAGTTGTCCTGTTGCATCATATTTAATATCATCTTGTATCCAAGAGTGAATGATCTTCTCTCCTGTACTGTCATCAACATAGACTACCCAATCTCCAATCTTCATGTATCCACTTGTTTCACTTGTTACATCAATCTTCATCAGATTTCTCCACTTCTGCTAGTTCTTCTCTTTCTTGTTTAATTATAGTATCAGCAGTAAGATTAACTTGTCTTACTAATTCTCTATTCCACGCTGAACCTTTCTTAATCAAAGAACCATTAGTTTTTAAACCAATGTGTAATTTGAGTTCTCTTAAATTCGGCATACGCTTTACATCACTATCTTTTTCTCCAAGCAATCCCATTCCACTTATCTCTAATTGTTTCATTCGTCTGTGCCAATCATTTAAATTCTTTTCAGTTAGTTCATTAAATCCTATAAATATAGTAGACCAAACTATTGCCCAAGTAATTGGATTTAAATGTTCTTCTCCACTATCTTCTTTTACATATAAAGTTTCGTGTGGTAAGTCCACATTTCGTAAGTCCCATGTTAAAGCCATGTAATCTCCTTAAATCGTTGTTATCCTCATGATAACATATTTGATATTGTTGTGTCAATACTTTAAAAAAAGGTTTTGGTAAGAGAGAGGAATTGAGATTTCATGTCCTCTGATGTCCTGTGAGTAGTAAGTTCTGCTTTGAACACTCGCTTTCTTTATACTCTACACATACGATCTCATCACGACCTCAAACACTTGTTCGTCAGTTCGTTTGCCAATCTGCAATTTGGGATACCAACCCAAAGTTCTGCCACTCACATTTAATCCATTGATCAACATTTCATAAATGTTCCAAAACCCTTTTTTAAAATATTAACTTTTTAACCATAGTAACTAAAGTCATACTTAGTTACCCATTTACCATTTTCTTTTATTTGAATATGTGGGCAACCCTCATCAACTGCCCATTTACCTGTAATGGTTTCTAAACATAGAAAGCATGGTTCTCCACCACCACTTAAACAACTTAATTCAGTTGAATGAGCCATAGGATATATTTTGCCGATATGTCCTACTGTTTCTAAGTTCCACTCACTATCGTCAGCTTGATCTTCATCATAGTCATCAGATACTAATCTCCATTCAACATATGGTGTCAATTCGTTTTCATCACATTCAGTACATTGTTTCCACCCTACTCTATTGTATTCTTCTTCTAAGCCCTCAATAGTTGTAGGATTACCATTACCTGTAATTTCATAATTATTGTGTTGACTATCAAATCCATAATCAGCTTTTGCCCATTGTGATAATTGATGTCCCTCATTGTGCCATTCTATTGTCTTTCGTGCTTTATTGAAACTCATTGTTCTATATCCTGTTTTAGTTGCTATACAAGTATTATAACATATTTAATTATGTATTGTCAATACCCTTATCTTTTCTATACCTCTTTTTAGAAACAGGTTTAGTTGAGATATCTGCAAGAACGCTTATTGACTTTATGTTATTTTTAAAGTCTTTAAACTTCTTTTTAGTATTTCGTTTCTTATCTCTTTTCTCCCATTTCTCCATTTTAAGTATACCCTCTAAATCGTTGATACTTTCATCATACAATATTTCACTAAGCATTGTCAATACTCATTACTAAAGAATAATCATCTGCTAAGGATTTTATATCTGCGTCTGACCAAGTATCCAAACCCTGTACTACTATATCAAATAAATCCATATTTTGCTCATCAATTAGTAATTGTGCTAATTCATCTATTAATTCATATCTATCCATGATATCATCTACCTTTCTTCATGTTGAATTTTAAATCTCTACTGCATGGATAGTAATCAAACACACCATGTTTTTCAGTAGATCTGTAATTATATCCCTCTTGGAATATGTAAACTAAATCTCTTATATCAGACCATACTTTAATTTTCTTAATATTATTTACAGTATGATCAATATTCTTTTTGATAGCATGATACTGTTTTTCAGTCCAAGCCATATTACATTCTTTTGCTACTTTGATAAAATCACTAGCAACGAAAAGATTGCCCTCAAATTTATCCATGATCGCTTTTGGCACACCATAGTATTTAAATTCTGTTTTCATATGTCCTCTTTCATATTGATAGTTCTTGACTATCATCACATGATATTACTCTAAGTTTTTCTGAAAATGCTTTCTTAGGTAAATCATATTTCTTGTTGATAACTAATTGTATTATTTCTTCTTTAGTTTGGATATCATCAACATCACTACTGCTAATATCAAAATGATATTCTGTTGTTTTCTCCACCACTAATTTATATTTATGTTCCATTAGGAATACCCCTCTAAAATACTGCATATGAGCCATTTAAATCGTCTTACAAGCGTTTTAGCGACTCATATGGTATCTAGATATCGTTTTTAATCATCAATGTCTTTTAAGTAATCTTTTGCCATTTCATACTCATTATCAATCTCATCATCTGACCACTTGTGAAGTGGTTTCTCATGTCCCATATGTAATGCTCTTAGTTCATCAACAGGATCTTCTTGATACCAACCCTCTTGAAAATAGTCTAAGATAATCTCCATTTTATCTTCTCTATCCATGCTGAACCTCTTTTACTAAGACTTTAGAAAACTCAGTTGTTTTCATAATCTGATCTAAGTATTTCTTAGGGATAACAACTTTAGCAACATTGTTATCAATAACAGTCCTACTTACATCTTGTTTAGAAACTTTGAGATCGTCTGTTTCAAATGACTTACTATCAATAGTTTCTAACATACCAACTATTTCAGTAGTAATATCTTTGATAACTTTCTCTATATCAGATTTGATTGTTCTAAGTTCTAATAATTCAGAACCCAAATCAGTTAGTCTGATTTCTATTTCGTTAGTTATATTTTCTATATCTTTGATTTTCATATTCTCCAATCAATATTGTTTATTATAAATGTATTGTAACATTTTTAATATAGCCATGTCAATACCCTATGATACTATATTAAATAATGTTTTTATCATTTCGGTCATAGTCCATAATAACATTACGAACAACGCCATCATGAGTATTATAAAGAAATCTTGTTTCATTCAAATACTCCTGCATATTCATATCCCTCTCCGAGATACCCACCAAATATTTGTAGTTTAGGAAACATCTCCTGTAACTTATATATGATCGGTTGAGGTGGACTCCAAGCAGTATTAAAGACTAATGTACAAGTTTCATTATCTATATCATTTATCCCAACATCTCCCTTGATGTCCCACTTAGTTCCCCAATGTTTATTTCTCCAATCATACCAATTATCATATCCATATTCTGATTTAAGTCTATCAGATGTTTCTTTACTAATCGTATCATCATATTCGTAAAAGAAATCTTTTACAATTTCATTAACACTTTCAAATTCAGAAAAGAATTTATCGTCAGATTTGGAAACCATTGTTTGACTTTGATAATCTTTCTCTGTTGAATTAAGATCTATCTCGTATTTAAATTTCTCAAATAAATCAAGTTTATATTGAGGTACGATTTTCTGTGGACTGCGTGTCCCATCTAATTCTTGTGGCATAGTAGTAATCATATCAAAAGAAAAGTTCTCTTGTATTTTATCTTGCCCACCGAAGAAGTCATAAAACTCTTTCATATCTTCTTCTTCTCCCCATATTTCTACTGTATTCTCACACCAATTTGGCATAATCATTTCTCCTTAATTAGTTTCGTTAATTAGATACTATCATAAATGAAATATCCATGTCAAGTCCTAAACAATTTCTAAACTATTGTTCTCGCCAAAACTTAATTCGTCATCTACTTCTGTTCTCATTTCGCCACGCAGATAGTAATCTGCATAATCATCATTCGTTAATAATAGATTTAAAAATGCTTTTACCATATCAATAGAATTTACTGCATTTATTTGATATGTACAATCCATCATTTTCTCAAATTCTGTTTCGTCTGCCCAAGCAAAACTTTGAGTAGTCTTTAAATAGTCTACAACATTCTTCTTCCAACTACCTATCTTTTTATTTGTTAGATAGCCATAAGATGATCCATTGAATAAGTGAATACATTCTCCACTTCTTTTACCATACATATCTTCGGGTACTGCAAATGACTCATCATAAGCATAGTCTGATCCACAACTTCCCAAGATTGAATGTAATCGTGTAAAACTAGGATCGTCATTTATCAACTGTATATCTTCTAAGATTGCATTTGGTACTCTATAATTTATGAGTAAGTCTTTAATAAATCTTTTAGTATCTACATATGCTCTGTTAGATACACTCTCTAAATCAAGAGTAGATCTTAAAAAGTATTCTTTATATGTATCTCCAAACATATCATCATCTACTTCAGGAACAGGTATATGTTCTGTATCTGCATAAGTTACACCAAAATCTAAGTAGTCATCTTCTACCCAAGTTTCTCTATCTTCATCATCTTGTTGAGTATGTAATTCACATTCACAGGCTCTCTCTCGTACTTCATGGACTACTTCTTCTTCTCCAAGTGCAGTCCAATTACCATTCTCATCTTCCCCATATTTAGTGTGTATATTTTTACCTTTATAAACATATCCTGTTGGTTCTAGGTTATGAGTAAAGCTAGGTAGATCAATGTCTTTGGCTATTGCTAACCAACCTATTGCACAGAATTCTCCCTCTTTTTTGGCATAGTGTTTGAGCCAATCTTCATCAGGAGAAAATTCAGTATATGCACTTTGTATAAAATCTTGTCTATCAATGTTAATGTAATCATTGACTACATTCATCATGTTAGATAGATCCCCTCTAAATTGTTTTCGTTCTGCTAATTTAAATTGTTCGTTGTTCATTCTATCTCCGAACTCGTTGTTAATTAGATTGTAGCATATTTAAAATACCTATGTCAATCCCTTATCATATAGTGTAATTTATTACTAGGTACTATATCAACCTGTTTATTATGGTAGCCAAAAGCTATCACTCTAAATACTAATTCAGAATAATCAGTTGCTATCACTCCCTTATTTACATTGTATATAAAAGTATCTAGTGTTGAGATATAGCCAAATTCTTCTGCTAGATCTACCCATTCATCATCAGACATATTATCTATATCTTTCTCTAAACCGATTGTATTAGATATTCCATACACTCTTAATTCATAATCTCTTACTTCATTCATAAGCAATCTCCCATACTTCGTGAGTAAAGTCCCACTCTAAATTATATGCAAAGCAATATAAATCTATCATCTTGCTCTGTACAAAATGGTCATAGTCATAGGGATTAAGTTTAGTTAATTGATGATACTGATCTGATCTTATACCTAAATAATCGTCAGCATCTCCATCATAATCTCTAGAAAGATTATCTATGAATGTATCCCATAGATCTCCTGTTGTTGTGCCACCCATGTATACATCTCCATAGTTATCGCTATCTACTAATGTTGTAACAATCATGGGATATATTAAATGATCCCCATATAAAGTATAATTGTTTTCGTATGTATGTTTATCAAGATAAGACAATAATTCATCTACCATATCTTGTACATCTTCTTTATACTTTATAATACTTTCTTCTGTTGGTTTACCCATCATTCTCCTTATAGTTTGCTAGTTCGCTTTCTAATTCATTATAACTCATATGTCTAAGCCCTGTCAACCCCTCTAAATAAACCATAGATAATTCCTCTATGAGTTGATCCTTAGTTGCATATGACCAAGAACCTAGATAATTATCTAGTATTTCTTCTCCCATCTTTTCTCTCTGTTCTCTTAAAAGTATGTTGATTAAGCGACCATCAAATTCGCTTATTCGTTCCTCAACTTGATGACCATTTAAATCATTCATGTCTGCATAACTACCTGTCATATGTTCTTGGCTATCATTGTTACCAAATAGATTTTCACAATCTAGTTCGGCACACATCATTCTACCATCTCCAACATATACTTGGTCAGCATTACATTCATCACAGAACCATTCCTCAATCTTCTCATACTGATCTGCTAGTTCTATCTTTGGTTCGTATTTACTTAGATCCATTATATCTCCTGACTATGAAAAAGTCTTTCAGTAACAACCGACTCTGATACTGTTGCCCAATTTTCTTGTTTAGCCAATTCTTGTAGTATCGGTAAACAAGCTATGTAATGACTTTCATGTTCAAATGTAGCCACTAATTCTGATGTACTATCTGTTTCAAAATATACTTTAATCATTATATCTCCAACTGTTCTATTAGTTCTGCATCTCCATAATCTTCAGGCTCTAGAGATAAATCGCCATCAGGACACTCAAAGTATTCGCCATCAATTTCAATACCACCATCTTCAAGTATTGTCCTAGCTTCTTTTTCACTCTCTGCTACTATGGTATAATTCATGTAGCATGGAACTGAAAATATAAATTCATATTTAGTATTATCTTCGTAACTCATATTTACTCCTATTTATAAATTATTGATTTAATGACATTATAGCAAAATAAAAAGGGACTTGTCAAGTCCCCTACTGAAATTAATATATTTAAGATAGTCATCAACGACCACCAATAAATCTTTTAATATCTTTATTTATTATGTTTGCTTTCTGTAATTCTTTTCTTGTTGCTCTTGCTTGATCATAGATTGAATTAGTTATCTTTAAAATCTTCCAATTAGTATACAATAACAATCCTGTTAGTATTGTAACCATAATGGAAGTCCAACCTATGATAGCAATATAGATGCTATTAATTTCCATTCTTCTCCTCATTAAGTTCTTCTATATCTTCTATCCATTTAGTCTGATCATAATTTCTTTTCGGAGCTAGTTGATTTAATGCTCTCAACCAATACCTAAAGTCTTTCTGTTTCTTGACTTCATAGGCATATTCATTCTCCAATAGTAAAGCTAATATCTTTCTCTTTAGATTGTATCCAACAGGGATACCATCAAATCTTGCTTGACTATTTGCTACCTCTCTCAAAGCAAGTAAGTCAGCTTCATCTACTTCAACTAATGCTTCTTTGCCACCATTACTTCTATCGGTGGTAAACAATACTGCACTACCTACTTTGCTTATTAGATCCATTGATACAGGAACACTTGCTTGTCCTGACATACCTCTTAATGTAGTCAAGCCACGCATCTGTTCGCCATCAATAATAACTGTAAAAGAGTCATCTAAGAATAAACTTTCTTCTTTAGTCAAAGATATTATTTTACTTGATCCCTCTGATAATAAAGGTGGTTTATTATCATCAGGTTTTGAATTTCGTTCTTGCATATATTTGCCCTACTTTCGTTTTGTATATTTATCTATATTACTATTATACTCTTTTTTCTCATCTAATTCATGCAATTTGGCTTGAATTAATGCGATCTCTTTCAGCATAATCTCCATCTTCTTATCAGCATCTTCTTGCAATTCTCGGATCTGATCTGCAATCTGTATCATATATTCCATTAAATTACTCATTATTTATCCTCTACTCTATTGATCATGTATTGAAAGTCTAATGTATCTTCAGGAAGTATAGGTTCTATCCCAACCATTTCATATATTTCGTTAAGTGTTGATTGACCACTTGTAGTCATTCTCTGAAATTCCCACGCTAAGTCATCTAACAATCTATATAATTTCTCTGCTTTCTCTACTTCATTCATCTTAGTAATCCTTTCTCAATCTGTTCTTGTACTAGATTAGTTACTAATGGATTGACTTGATATGGTTCATCTATCTCTAGGTAATTATCTTCAGCAACCATTTCTTTTACCACTCTATCTCGTTCTGTTTCAGACTTAAACCATTGTTGGTCTGTATCTCCCAATCCTATACCAAACTCAATACCAAAGACATAACCCTCATTGTTATCTTCAATGTATGGATAACCTTTTTTAATATTATCCCAATGTAGTTTCTGTATTGTTAATTGTTCACTATTCATATTCTATCTCCATAATCTTTCTCATCTTTAGCATCTTCATCTTCACCTTGTTCATTCCACAACCACATACCAAAGTCATAACCTCTTTTATAAAAATGGCTAAAGAAAAACTCATCTAATTTCTTCTCATCTCTACGACCATGAAGCAAAGCATCAGTTATACCATCACGATAAAACTGATACTGCTTTGTTGATGTAGGTTCAGTCCATTGACTTAATATCTTCTTAATCATTATCATACCACCAATCATATAAACTTTCTTCTATTACCTTGATCCAATCATTTGTTCTACACAAGATATCAGGCATAAAGAATTTCGCAGTTACAGGCATAGTATGAAATCCAACTTGCCCACTAGAACCACTTATCATATTGAAATCCATTGTCAACCAAAAGTCAGAATTGGCTCTAACATCAGCATATGTTTCGCCAACCTCATCAACTAGATGATGGTTCTCATATTCAATATGGCTTTCACTAAAGTCCCCACTAAACCAATCGTCTTTGTGGCTACCAAGATGCCAATTACTATCAGATGAATTTACCCACATCTCAAATACATTCTTAAATGTAATGATATCTCCATAGGCTCTATCTGTTAAATTGTATTCATGATAATCACTATCGCCACCCATCTTAAAAAAGTAACATTCTCTTGCATCTAAAACATCACTCATTAAAATTTGAGAGTCATTTGATAGATACATTCTTTCTTCTTGTTGTAAACTCATAATCTAATTACTCCAATCACTAATCCAAATATGGATAAGTAAACTAATATCTTTAAATATATCTCTGTCTTTGTCATATTATCATACACCCCTCTGTTGCACTTGCTATTAAACCTAAAAACATTATCCAAAATAATGCTGAAAGTGGATTACTAAAACTCAATAAAACCTCGCTTTACTAATTTGTATACTTCTAATACAGTCTATCATAAATGAATTAGCCATGTCAAATCCAATGATAGTCCATGTCTAATTGTTCTCCCCAACCATATTGACTATAAAAGCCATAGTCTTTTCTTAAAAGATTTGATCTGTGAGAAGCATGGACTTTCTCATCTCCGATCCAATCGGGCATATCAAAATTCATGATATGTGGAATATGTTTCATAGTGTTATTGTATCCTCTATCTATCCACTCATCTATACAAGTGTTGTGATAGTATGCTAACGCATCAGGATAATCTTTCCACATTCTATTTACAGGGTGGTGTGGATATCCACCTTTACCTTTTGTAATCTGATTGTAAGTTTGCATAGCTTCTACTCTTTGCTTACCTAATCTTCTGTAATCTAAACATCTGACACTTTTATCTATGTCAGCGTATGGCATAAAAGTTTGCATAAATCTCCTATACTAATTTATATCTTATAAGTGAATTATAGCAAATTAAATATACCCATGTCAAGTAATAAAAAAATCCCCTACCTTTTACAGTAGGGGACAAGTTTGAAAGTTTTAAAAGGGTAGGATCTTTTTTAATATCCACTTGACCTTTCCTAGTATTCCTAGTATTAAGTCTGCGACCTTTCCTAGTGTTTCCTTTATAAGATAGGTCAGCGTTTCCCAAATAATTTGAATTAGATTGACTCTCACAAGTATCTCCTTGATTAGTTTATTATTAATCTAATCTAAACAACACTCTCCACCACAACAACTTTTTTCTAAGTCTTGTTCTTCTTCACATTCTAGTTTACAGTTATCTTCTTCTTCACAAACACACTCATCTTTTTCACAGGTAACATCTAAATCTTCGCAACAGTTTTCTTCATCATGACAATTTGTCGGTTTCATTTTTTGCTTCCTTTCCTATTGGTTTCCCATTCAAAATATCAAGGGAGCTTTCCTTTAGTTCCCTTTCCTTTATTTGTTTTTGAATGTCGTATTTAGTTATTTGAGTAGGGTGAGTTCCCCATTTCTTTGTTTTCTTAATAAGTGCCATAGCGTGTTCTCTTGTTTCCTCTGGAATAGCTTCCCCTTCCAATTCCTATGTTCTTCTTCCCAGTAGTTCTTGGTTTCCTTTTGTTGGCGGTTTTTATTTCATAGATAACAGTTTCTGCTCCATCTTTGAGAAAGAGAGTTTTTAAGATGTCGTAGTAAGATGACATCTCCTTTCCTAGCTTTCCTTTAATTTCTCAGCTAGTTCGTTCCTTTTTTCCCTTCCTTCGCTTCCTTCAGAAAAGTCTTTGAAGCCTTCCTTTTTAGCTTGGGCAGTAGCGATAGCAAAGGCATCTCCTTTATCTCTCTTTTCCATCCACTCTAAGAAGGCTTTTGTTACTGGTAGAGATCCACCTTGATATCTCTTTGGTCCAAGTTTAGAACCTGCTTCTCCTACAACCCATGGGAAGTAGTTAGGGTTTTCCATTACTGGTGTTACTCTAGCAAATTCAGGATCTAGTTCCTTTGGAAAACCTTGTCTATCTAATTGATTGTGGTGTTCCTTTTCTCTACCCCTGTAGTTTTCAAGAACAGCAAACATCTTATCTCCTACTAGAGGATCAGTTGCTTTCCCATTCTCTTTTGAAAGCCAATTAAAGAAAGTCTGGGTGAAGTCTACGTTTCCATTTGATTTCAATACCATGTTTATTTCCTCTCTTGGTTCAGGAGCTGACTTTGTTAGGCAGCTTCCATCAGCACATGATTTCTGTGCTGGTTGTTCTGATTTTAATAAGTCAAAAGATGCTCCTTGATTTACTCCTTTTTCACATACTGTTACTTCTGCGAGTTCCAAGTCATCTACTTGCATGTAAGATTGTAAGCCCTTAGTCATATTTTGCATCTTAGTTGCTGATCCAGCAATAGAGTATGACTTTAGCTTTCCTTCGTTTATCTGTTCCTTTACTCTGTCAGAGATCTTTGTATCATTTCTCATCTCAGTAATAAAGAACAGACCATTATCATTTACACCACTCTTAAATATCTGTCCAGACTTATTGATGTAAGCTGGTAAAGCCCAACCTACTTGGACATCAGAGTGTAGAACCATAGCGTTCCTAGTCCTAAAACTTTTCATATAGTTCTCAAATGCCTTTCCTAAAGCACTTGTTGTGATCAGGTGTCCCTCTCTGTCTACTAATTCAACAGAGGCGGGACCTCCTAATACTACTGGTTCGATTTCTCGTTTTTCCAGCTTCCTTGCTTCCTTCTGATAAAGTTCATTATCAGGGTAAGCTCGGTGTAATGTCATAATTTCTGCAGGCGATGCTATTCCAGCTTTGTGCAATCTTTTAAATTCATCTAATGCATTAGTGATATCTTTGATTGTTACTTTCCCACCTTCTGCCTTTTCCAATAAAGAAATGGTAGCATCTTCAGACACGCTTTGATACATGTCCCTGTTAGTATTTACTATTTTTTCTGCAGTCATTGTAGTCATAATTTTATCCTATCGGAGTATGTATTCCAAATACTATTCCTTCGTAAGTTGTTGATGCACCACTACCGATTACTGAAATGTTCTTCCTGAAATCTATTGGGTGACTTGTTTCAAATGATTCACCTGCCGCTAATTTTAAACAAGTAGCAGAGGCTTCTGCTGTAGCATCAAATGCAACGAACAGATTCTGTGAACCATGTGTGTTTTTAATCTTAACATGTCTTATTACACCTATAGGTGAGATGTGTCTTGATCTAGAAAGGTCTGCTGAGCCTTCCCATTCATAAGTATTACCACCTGCGAGGTTTCCATCTATGTAATCTGGTACATGTGAATCATGTCTAATGTCATACATAAGTGCATCAAATAACATGTTAATGTTATGTTGTGTATTAGAACACCATTTAACTCTGTATGTTGCTGGTGTAGTTCCAGCTGGTATATTATAAGTTACTTTTATTGTTTGGTAGCTAGTTGTTAAACTAACTGCTTCACCAGTAGCTAATACAGTCCCGCTTGAGTCTGTAATCTGCATTACTGCATCTCCTGATGCTGATGCTCCTCTTACCATTCCAGATGCTACA